TGAAAGACAAATAGCAGGAGTAGATTAATGGCAAGAACAATACCTAGTGGATTTAAAGATAAAGCAAAAGGCGGTAAGGGTAAAAGCCTAAGTAAATCTGCTGTTAATAGAATAATGCAGTCTTCCAGTAATCAAATACCTGGAGCATCTTTTAGTGATTTAGCTAAATTAGATAAGCAAACTCAAGTTAAGTACGATAGGCCGGCAGACTTATCAAGATATGTAAATAAATTAGATTTATATAATCAAGGCATCAAGGCAGGTGCTACTGTTGATCCCGTAACAGGTAGAATGAATCTTGTAAACAAGGGAATAACAGACGATCAAGGTAGAACTATTCTATCTATGGATAAACCATATATTACCGCACAAGCCCCTACTATGGGTCAGTTGTTCGGTGATGTGAAGAGAGCGTTTACTGGATATAATCAATTATCTTATGATCCTAATGCAGTTGGTCCTAAGTTTACAACAGGTGGAACCTATGTCCGCGAACCAGGGCTCATTCAACGTGGTATCTTAACTCCAGGATTAACCATCGCTCAAAAGCTTATGGAAGGAGTTCAGAATTTAAAAGATTATGGAATTAAAACTTTAGATAAACTTAAACAAAATGTTATCTCTAATAAATCTGATGTTAAACAAGAGATAATTAATAGAGGGAAAGATAAATCTCCTTATACTTGGAACCAAGTAAATCAAGAAATAGAAGAGGAAGCTCAAAGTCAGTTTAAAGATATGACTCCTTTTAATCTTAATGTAACAGACTTCGAAGGAAATACATATCAACCTGGGCCAGTAGATAATTCCCCTATTCAAATACCATCTAGTCAACCAACTCAAGTATTAAACTTGGAAGAAAAGTATAACGATATGATACAAAGACGTAATGGCGGTATTGTATCTTTGTTAAGATAGTATATTATTCTCCCATAATGATTATAAGAACAATAGAGTTTTTTAAAAGTCTCTGGTTAAAACTTTTTAAGAAAGGTAATAATGAAGATGAACATCAAAAGCATTGGGGTATCTAATGATTAAAATAACTGATGAATTAAAGGCTCGGATCCGTGACCATGAGGGCTGTGTAGACACAGTGTATCTAGATTCGCTAGGCAAGGCCACTATTGGTATAGGCCATTTGGTATTGCCCCATGAGAAAGAAAAGTATTGTGAAGGGGTAACTATTTCACCAGATGAAATAGAGGATTTATTCCTAATAGATTTAAACAGGGCATGCGCTCATGCGGAACAATTAATAGGTAAAAAACTGGGGCTTCAGCGATTGCCTAAACATATTGAACATGTTATTGTTGAAATGATTTTTCAGCTTGGCCAAACAGGTGTTGGTAAGTTTGAGAAGATGTGGCAGGCTTTAAGTAAAGGTCAGTGGAAAGTAGCTGCGGAAGAGATGAAAGACTCTAAGTGGCATTCCCAGACCCCAGTACGCTGTGAAGCACTAGCCGAAATAGTAGCTAATACATAAGGAGTAAACAATGCCTAAATACTATAATAAAAGTACAAAAAAGTTTGAAGAGAAAGGTTCTTCAGACAAAGTTGTAACAGGCAAAGGTAAACTATTTGGCTTCAAAGATACTCGTAAAGTCAATAGAACCATGTCTGATGTTCGTAAAAAAACAGGTAAGACTGAAGCTGATCTTAAAAAGATGAGCGCATCTGAATTAACAAGAGCCGGCGGTAAAAAGACTATGAAGCCTACTTCTAGCCCTGCATCAAAAGGTGCTATGGCAGATAAGTCTGCAACTAAATGGACTGTTGGTGAGTCTAAAGGTGGAGTGTCTTTTAATAAAGCATTCAAACATTTTAAAGACCAAGGTGCAAAAGAATTTACCTGGAATGGTAAAAGATATAATACAAAAACAAAATAAGGTTAGGGGCGCAAGCCCCTTTACCTACACAGTTCTTCTCTTAAAATTAGGAAATTTGCCTTCTTCTTTGAAGCTTAGATAAGCAGCATACCAATCATGTTTGTATTCTGCTTTACAAAATTCTTTAATTACATCCTCATCATTTCTTTTTGTAAAGAAATTTAAGAAGTGGTTTTTAGCTCTGTTAGTTAAGTTAAACATTATTTTTCTCCGTTTATAAATTGTAAGTCGTCATCTGTATATACATGCATGACGGAGAATATAGGTTTATTTTTTCTTTTTAGTAGTGCGATTTTGAGATCGCTGATGTTCTTTTATTAGAAGGGGTACAATTTCCTTAGACCAATAGGAAGAATATGCCTGGTGAACATCATCTTTAAGAACATTTAATTGTCCAATAGGAAGCTCCACAGGACTACCCACATTGTCACTAACCATTTTTACTTCATCTCTAGTAAGACTTAAAAATAATTTTTTGTTTTGATAACTAATTCTCATTTGTCTATCTCTCCCCAGTTGTCTCCCATTTTAGCTTCTGCTTTAACAGGTAGGTTTAGTTCAACGGCAGATTCCATAATCTCTTTTATCTCTTTCACTTGGGTCTGGTTAGCTACTGAGATATTGAGTTCGTCATGTATTTGAATGAGAGGAACAACCCCCGTTCTTCCCCACAGATCTAACATAGCCTTTTTAGTTTGATCTGCCGCTGAACCTTGTATTAACCTATTCAATGCACGATAGGTACCTGCTCTTTTTATTTCATTCCATTGCCAAGTCTTCTTAGCATTCTCTTCGGACATCATTCTTTTGTCATTAAAATCTTTACTTTCCCATAGATCAAAACGACATTTTCTTCCGAGCAGTGTATTAATATATCCATTCTGTTCCGTGTATCTTGTTGCACGGACAATAATATTATTTAAGAAACTTACATTATCATTATATTTTTTCTTCAAGGACTTAGCTTGTTCCTCAGTAATTTCTAAAGAGTCAGCTAGCTTTTTAATTCCCATACCATACATAAGGCCCAGGCCTATTGTCTTAGCTTCTTTCCTGGAAATTCCTGCCATATCAGCAGTTACTTGGTGGAAGTCCTTTCCTTCACGGAAGAACTTAATCATAGTGTCAGCGCCCTCTAAACCATGTTTTTTGGCATAATGTACAAGCAATCTAGGCTCCTGCTGAGAATAATCTAATGACGCCCACTTCTCATTCTCTTCTGGTACGAAGATAGAGCGTATCATGGGACCAATTAATTGATCTCGAGAAGGAACCTGTTGCAAGTTTGGATTGTTCATGGACAACCGCCCACTAACTGTTCCGCCCATCTCCCCTTTTAACTGATTAATTTCTGCATGAATCCTACCATCTACTTGATGCTTTGTTAGAGTATCTACAAAAGTAGTATGCGCTTTATTATACTCCCTAGCTTTAGCAATAGAATTAATTAAAGGATTTTCATGATCTTCTAAAAAACTTTTTTGAAATTGTGGTTGTCCAGATTTCTCTGTCCTTGCATATTTCTCTCCAAGCTTATCAAATACTTTAGCAATATTAGTAGCCGTCCATATATCTGCTGCTCCAAAGTCAATGCCTGTGCCTGCTTTTATGTTCTTATAAATCTTTTCTTCTTCTGTAATAAAAAATTTTTTAACTTCTCCGGCTCTTTCTAAATCAACACGGACACCTTTCCATCTCATCTCTAGTAACAATCTAAGTAAATCTGTTTCTAAATTAAAGATATCAGTTAGGTTTTGTTTTTGTATTTCTAATCTTAAAACATTCCATAGCTTTAAAGTAAGGTTAGTATCTTGCTCTGCATAAATACCGGCATACTCCACAGGAACTAAATGCATTTGTTCAATAGCTCTAAAGCCATGTTCTTTGCCAAACTCTTCTAGTAGATTACCTTGCTTTCTTTCGCCCAGGTAATCTTTTGATAGATTATCTAACTTATAACTAAATCTATTTTCATCTACTAAAGGTGCTGCAATTAATGTGTCATAAACTTTAGTGACATTACATTCCACGCCCCATCTTCTGAGCCAACCTAAATCGTAAACTGCGTTATGACAGATAACAATAGGGTCTCTTTTAAAAACTTCTCTTAACCAATTCTTTAACATCTCTTCATCTACATTACCGCCCCGCTCATGTCTGATAGGGTAGTATGCATCAAAGCCTTCTACGGAAATAGCTATACCTACTACAAAACCTTTATTCGTTGCCCATCCACCACCAAGTGTTTTAATCTCAGGGTCATGTGTTTCTAAATCAATTGCTATTGTGTCTATTTTCTTTGGGTCTAAAAACTCTTTCTGCGACCATTCTGGCTTGTTGTCTTTCTTTAATAAGTCCATCTGTTGCTCAAAGATCATCTTAATATCTCCTCAAATTCGTAGGTAGTTGTTGAAGGAATGACATAGAGATTATCCTTTGCTCGAGTAATCCCCACATAAAAAACTCGACGCTCATCATCTCTATTGATCCACATGTTATCGCTGATACGCTTTGATATGTCAGAAAATAAAATGACATTCTCACATTCTCCACCTTTAGCCCCATGAATAGTAGATAGTTTTATTCTTGCTTCCTTATCTAAATCATGGCCACTATTAAGTATCTGCTTAATATAAATACGCTCGTATTCTGAAATCTTTTGAAGAGCACTTTCCCAAGAAGCATTAATATTTAAGTTCAATCCCCAATTCTTATTGAGTTCTTCATAAGAATAAGTTGCTTCTTCATCTGCGCCAGGTAAAGTCTTCTTACCACGAGCAACACCATTCTCACCTAATGCCATATGCTGATACATATTCTTCACATCAGAGAGATGAATTTCTTTTCCTTTTTGTAAATTTTTCCAAGATCGATACGCATTTAAAACTTCTTGCTTAATAGATAACCTATTGTTTTTCTCAAAGAGATGTCCTCTATTCTTCACTTCTTCTGCTATCTGATTAATATAATGATTAGTCCTGGCTAAGATTAACCAATTACCTTCATTTAATTTTATATTATCAAAGTTAGTATTCTTCACGACACCTTGTTCCTGTCTAGGTTTCCACTCTTTTGGAATTCTTTTTTTAATTCTGTCCACTAATTGATTCGATTTTGCGAATATTGTTCTAGGTATTCTATAAGATTGATTTAAAACTTTCAAATGACAATCTAAGTCTATTAACTTTCCTACATCTGCACCACTCCAGGAATAGATTGCTTGGTCATCATCACCGGCTAAGTAAACTACATTAGCTTGCTTGATCATGATTTCAACCATGCCCCATTCATTTGGTTTAAGGTCCTGGACTTCATCAATAATAACTGTCTTTAATTGAGGACAGGTTCCTTGTTCATTAAACTGTGTAATTAAATCTGTATAATCGTAGACGCCTCTTTGTTTTTTAAACATACGATAGTTCTTATCTATCCTTTGGAGTCTTTCAAATCCCCCTTTAACATGACCAAACTTTTTAAATTCCTCATATAAAGTTGTATTCTTTACACGATATAGATCAATTAAATGTAAGCCGGAGTCTTCTTCCCCTAAAGATGCGTCTTCTACTTTAATACTACGAGATATATCTACCCCATATTCTCTATAAAAATCTCTAAAATCCTGTTGCTGAATGATATCTGTTTTGGTACAACCAAGCCACTGATATGCTAAACTGTGCAATGTACGAAACCATTTTAAATCTTTTCGAGGGAGTTCGAATTTTTTACATGCACGATCAATTGCTTCTGTCGTTGCCTTTCTAGTAAAAGAAAAGTAGCCAATTCTATCTGGCTCACGACCCTCGGCCAACTGCTCTTCAACAATCCTAAGTAAAGTTGTAGTTTTACCTGTACCTGGAGGGCCAATAATCTTACAAACGTGATTTAAAATGGTATTTCCTCTGCTTTCTCTTCTACTTGGGGAGTTATAATAGGCTCTACTTTAGGATTAAATTTACTATTATCTAATACCCAAACTAATTGTCCATGCTTACCATTTAATTTTTTCTTAGCAGTTTCACCACCTAAGGCTCTTAAGAATACTCCAATTTGATTAGCAGTTAGAGGTGCATACTTTCTATTCTTCATGTATTCTTGGAGTTGATCTGTTCGGAAATAAACTTTGTTATGCTCTTCGTCCACGAAACACGCACCGGCTACAATCTCATCAATGTCAGTAGCATTAGCTTGTGTAGAAATA